TCATTATGCGCTATTCTATTAACGTGTAATACTTGTAAACCTTTTATACAATTGTAGAATATTTTTTCTTTAATGTCATCAGAGATATTTGATTCTATAATAGTTGCTAAGTTCGTAGTATATTCACCCGCAAACACTATGTATATGTTGTCTTTATAGTATTTATGTGTTATATATTTTGCAAGATATTTATTATTTATTTTGTTAATTTTCCTTAGTATTTCTAGTTCGTTATTCACTATAGGTAATTGTTGAGGATTAATGACTGTCGCTTTTTTGATAATTACTTTATCTCCTGTTTTTTTATCTATAGCATTAGTTCCAGACCCAAGAACCTCTCCTATTTCATAGGATTCTGAAAAAATTTCCCCTAAGATAGCTTTCGTGATAGGGATAGTGTCTGTAATAAAATTTTTAGCTTTAGACGCAAAGTTCTGAATTGCAGGATTTTTAGATAACCCTACAACATAGTTTGTCAGTACTGCCGCTTGTATTGCTCTCCCAGCTACTTTACCTTTATTATTTTTAAGATAGTTTATAGCATTCTCAAGTTTGGTGAAACTTTTAGGGTTTGAACTCTGTAAAGCACTGCTTTTCTTCTCGTCCGTTGAAACTTTTCGAAGTTTTGAACTCGATACAGCATTACTTGCTTTCTTTCCTGGGGCTGGTACTTTTTTAACATTCTTTGATTTATTTACTGGCATTTCTCTCTTATACACTTATGTATATAAAAAAATATCTCTATATTATAATTCTTTCCATCTTGTGCTTCTGAATTCCTCCAGCACTACACATAATACAGAATGATTTATTCAATTTAAAGAAAAAACGTACTTTAGTAGTATAAAGCAAAGCAAAGCAAAGCAGTATGACAAAGGTTATAAACTTCGTTGGTTCGCCTGGAACTGGTAAGACAGTAGCAGCAGCACTTACATTCGCAGAACTAAAGATGAGGCATCTAAAAGCAGAATACGTCCAAGAATACGCAAAAACTTTAGTATGGCAGAAGAAATTTGAAGAACTTGATAATCAATACCAGGTATCTACAGAGCAGTATCGTATGATAAAAGCAGTCGATGGCGCTGTAGATTACATAGTATGCGATTCTGGACTAGTTAATGGACTTTTTTACAATAAGTACAATGATTGTAATGTTTCAGACATCATTAAAACTGAAAAAATGATTCTTCAAAAAATGGGAGAATTCGACAATCTCTATATTTTTTTGGAAAGAAATGAAGAATTTCCTTATGAAAGTGCTGGCAGAGTTCAAGGCGAAAAAGAAGCAAGGACGTTAGACTTGAAATTCAAAAAAATGTTAGAAAATCTTGGTATTCAGTACATTTCTGTGCTAAGTTCCAAGCATTCTATACAGAAAATACTTGATTACATAATCTAAAAATTATTGAATATTATAAATTTTTTTATAATATTGAATTTAGAATTTTCTTTGTCTTCTAGCGATTGATTTTTCGCATTTCTTAATTTCTGGAATTATCACGTCGTTGTTCGTCAAGTGTTCTGCGACTTTTTTACAAATTTCAACGAATTCGTGCTGCGTTAAAGAGCCTTTCATGTAATTACATTCGCTACAACAACTTACACAATTTGATGTAGTGTATCCGTGATTACTGTCAAGTCTGTCAACACCACTGCAGTGAAACATTGAAGTGCTTTTATCGCAGTAAAAACAATTGTTGTATATGAATTCCATAAATTCTTCTTTTGTTAAAGCGAATTCTAAATTTTTTTTCAAAGCTCTGCTCAGGTAAGCATTGTAAGGCACTGAATTTGAATCTGGCCAAATACTCTCATCTAAAACACCATTTCCACCAAAATGTTTAGAAATATGTTTACATCTTTTTATGAATGTTCTTGGATCCAATGAGCATTTGATGAAATTACATTTTTTGCAGCAACTTACAGTGTTCTTTTTTTCATAATCACCATTATTATCCATTCTGTCGATACCATTCAAGGTATCTTCACTAATGAAATCGCAGTAAAAACACTTTGATGTCATCAAAATGTAGCACATTTCGTCTGTTAAATCTTCATTCCAAGGAATTCCTTTCTTTCTAGCTTGCTGTTTGATAGCTCCAAATCTAATCTTAAAATTTTTAGTTCTGTAAGCAGACAAGTGTTCTTTATTCTTGTCGCGCCAATTCTTAGCTCTTTCTGCATTGTGTCGTAGATATTCTTCTTCATTTTCTTCTCTTTTATTTTCACAATATTTTACGTAGTATTTTTTTTCTCTGGCTCTTTTATTTCTTTTTTCAATCACTTCAGGGCGTTTTTTCTGTCTATCATCTTTTTCGCGACATTTCAAACATCGCTTAACGACGTCGCCGCGTTTTCCGATAAAATTTTCTTGAGTTCTTGAAACTTTGCAATTTGTGCATTTTACGAGTTGTTCTGCCTGGGGTTCCATTTTAATATTTTTTGTTATTAGAATGAAATTTCTTTTTAAGAGGGTTTTTAGCATCTGGGTGGTATAGCTTACACTTCCGTCAATTCGAGTACCCTAGACCGCCCATACCTGACTGAACGCGTAGGATGTTGTAATTCGTCATAAATACACGAACCTTCGCAGCAGCAGCAGAACCGAAAACCATCTGGAGGGATGCGTTGTCAATTCGCGACATATTGATAGAACCGCTAGGTTGATGCTCTTCAGGCTTAAGAGCGAAGGAGTAGACGTAGATACCGACGGCAGGACCGTTGGTGTGATGTTGGTATGGTTGGGTCAAGTTGAAATAACCGGCGTGTCTGGTAGAGAAACGGTCGTGTCCATTCAATTGTAATTTAGCTTCGACTAAATGGTCTTTGTTAAGAGCATTTCCGAAGTTAGTCCATTGGTTAGCAGCAATGTTGGCAGCAGCAACGGTGTCAACAACCGAATCAAGCTGGGTAGCCCAGATTAATTCCTTACAAGGGTGGTTGAATGTTAATCGTTGTCTAACCGAGGTTTGAGCAACGGATTCAGCACCTTGGAACTGAAGTTGTTCGATGAGGTATTCGTGGGTGACTTGAGCGAATTGACGACGTTCAATAGCATCAAGATAGATATAATCGATGTAAAGGGATGCGTTGGTAAGAACTGGAGTTGGTGGAGTAGCAGTAGCAGATGCGACGTAGCACTCTGAGAATGGACGGAATTCGATTTCAAATTTCACTTCATGGTCGTTATACACCCTGACTTTCGCCATATTTAGCGGAAACATACGCGTTTCCAGGGACTAGACTATATCTTAAGCCCATCATTGAAGGTGATTAGCCTTCTAGGACCCACTAACATTTAGTCGTTGAACCTTCATCATAGCCTTATCTTAGCGGCTTTAGATGCTTGGCTGCGGATTTTCCAATCCTGAACGTTTTTACTATTGGGAACGGCAATTAACCGTGTTCCTTCTATATATTTCTAAGTAGAAGTAGTAGTTCAGGCTCTAAGGAGGTCCCCGCAATTTGGAAGTGTTGCAAAATTGGTGTTTTTTCATTTCGAGCAAATCACCATTTTCACTAGTACCTGTGGTTAGAAATAACAATAGTTATATCTTTAACTTACCCACAACCTTTATTACTTACCTTATAAGCTATTCAGTAAGAGGAGTACTTTTCCCAGCAGATTGTTTGTGAAATTTAGCAACAAACGGTTGACTGGAGAGCGATGAGAGGTAGAGCAAGACCGACATTTCGGCAGAACCAGAATTGCAAAGGAACCTGGAGGATAGCTGCATTCTTGGTTGCTGCTTGGTCGGTAAGAGCGGCGGTATCACCAATCATTTCCTTGTAAGTAGCTTCGTGTTCTGCTTTTTGGGTCAATTCATTCCAGATGTGCAACCACGTTCCGTAATGTTTGTCAATTCGTGAACCACCGATGGAAATCTCGACTTCCTTGATGATGGTAGTACCGATGTTTCGGACCCATCCGACGGTACCAGCACCTCCGTTAGAAAGAGCAGGTAGCGAGATTTGTAGGTATGTTTTGTGAATCAAATCACCATTTCGGGAAACAGTGGCAGATACTTTGCGACCGAAATCGACAGCTCCAGAGAAAGTCTGTTCGATCGATTCCATAGCAAAGTTGGTGTGTCTACGGTAGACAACTTTGAAGAAAGTGACGGTTGGATCGGTTGTAAGATATACATCTTGCGAACCTTGAGCGACTAATTGCATTAAACCTCCTGCCATATTTAGTTTATACTATTAGAAAAGAAAATAATTTTCGGGAATTAAACTTGTTTTCTATTCTATTCTATTCTATTCTAAGTGATTCTATCCTAAGTGATTCTATTCTAAGTGATTCTATTCTAAATTCTATAATACATTCCAAAAACTTTTTGTTTTTAACTCAGTATTTTTTTGTAAAGTAATGGAAATGGAAATGAAAATGGAACTAGAAGTCGAAGAAAATAGGCAAACTATCATAGGTATCCTGGTATTCTTAGTGATATCCCATACAATCTTCGGGCTTGCTGGGATAGTTTCTATGGTCTCGTTTTTTGTAGGAGGGAATTTCCCTGTAGCGGACTACTTGTCTTTCCTTTCCGTATTTTCCTATTTGATTTGTCAACGATGTGTAGCTATAGACGCGTATGATTACGTGAAAGCAGACACAGAGACAGAGAATCTCCCTGATTATGCCAAGGACAACTACTTTAGGAAGAAAATTCATAACTTCAAAGGCACTCAATCTGTAGATTACACGCATTTGCGCCTTGATATCTTGTCGAATTTAGAACCTCTCAAAGTCTGCTTAGACCCTGAAGAATTTAGCTTGTTCTTCAATAGAAAAGTTCAATATATCGTGTTTAATACTATACTGTTATTAGCACTTGCTGTGAAGTATGACAAGAAACAGTACTTGATACTTTATATGCTCTGGGTATTCTGGACTTTCCCTGCTTAAGTTCTACAGTTTTTTCTTCATAAGGTAAACTTTTACAGTCCTTGAACCTGGTATGAAAATTTCTTGAAGTGCTTTAAATCCTTGCTTGATGTACCATTTTTTTAAGGCATTTTTTCCAAGTGAAAGCAGAGTTAAATTTTTAATCCCTTCATCGCGAGCTTTACTTTCTACTATTTTTAACAAATTAACACCGTCTTTATAATCATAACTATTGTTTTTGCTATTACAAAGAAGCTGAATGT